TTCTAGTCATTCTGATTTATATACAGATGAAGACCCTCGTGGTACAATACATGGATTAGGATTTAAAGATGCTGAAACTGCAAAGAAAGGTATTGCAATAATTAATAAAGCTGATAGAGAACACGCACACAAAGTACAAGCAACATTAGTTATGCAACAAAGAGCAAAAGAAGCTATTAAAAGAACAAAAGATCCGGAAAAGAAAGCAAACTTAAAACAAGCTTACACTATATGGACAGCACATTTAGAAAAACTAAAAGCAAAAACTAAAGAGATGAACAAATGAAAAGTTTTAAAAATTATGAAGTAATAACCGAAGCCAAGAATACTCACATGACACATATTGAGGACTTGGTATTAGACGGTGGAGTTAAGGGGGCACGCCAGGCTATTCTAGCGCTAAGATCTTTGAGGGATATGCTTTCAGGTCATGCTAAATCACCAGTAGATGTGACCGTTAAATGGGACGGTGCTCCCGCCGTCTTTGCAGGAGAAGACCCAGAGGATGGACAATTCTTTGTAGCAAAGAAAGGTATCTTTGCACAAAATCCAAAAGTATATAAGAACCACGATGATATAGATGATGACACAACTGGTGACTTAAATAAAAAATTAAAATTAGCATTTGATAATTTAAAAGATCTTGGGGTCAAAGGTGTTATTCAAGGTGACTTTATGTTCGATGCAGCTGATATAAAGACTGAAACAATCAATGGACAAAAAATGAAAACCTTTCATCCAAATACAATTGTATATGCAGTTCCAGTTGGAAGTAAATTAGAAAAAACTATTTCAAAAGCAAAGATTGGTATTGTCTGGCATACATCATATAAAGGTGCAACATTTGAAACTATGCAAGCAGAGTTTGGAGGAGATATAGTTGGTGGTTTAACAAAAAGTTCTAAAGTATGGATGGTGAATGCAGAACTAGAAGAACTATCAGGTAAAGCAACATTTACTGAATCTGATAATTTAAAAGTCACTAGTCTATTATCAGCAGCTGGTAAAATGTTCCAGAAAATATCTTCTGGTGTATTAAAAGAGATAGAACAGAATAAAGAATTAAATCTTGTTATAAATGTTTACAATAATACAATGGTTAGAAAAGGTGTAAGGATTACAAATACAAGAAAACATGCAAGTGGATTAATTAAATTTGTTGAAGATAGATATGCTAAACAAATAGATAAGCGTACTTCACGAAAAGGAAAAGATATACAAATCAAAAAAAGAGACGAATTATTAGCATTTTTTAGTAAAAAAAATCTAAAAAACTTACAAAATATCTTCGATTTACAGAATTTAATCGTCGATAGTAAATTAATTATTATAAATAAACTTAACAAACTAAATAATATTGGTACGTTTGTTAAAACAACGTCCGGATTTAAAGTGACCAACCCAGAAGGTTTTGTTGCTGTAGATCGCATGGAAGGTGGAGCGGTTAAGCTTGTTGATAGATTAGAATTTTCTGCCAACAACTTTTCCAAAGATATTATAAAGGGTTGGGATAATCCCAACTAAATGGGAACCGAGGATAAATGAAATCATTTAAAGACTATTTAGTCGAAGAAACAAAATTAGTAACTTTTGCATTTGGTAGATTCAATCCGCCGTCGATTGGTCACGAAAAGGTATTCGATGCAGTTAAGAAGTTATCACGTGGCGGTGTCTACAGAATCTACGCATCTAAGACAAACGACAAAAAGAAAAATCCCCTAGTATTCAAAGATAAAATTAAGTTCATGAGGAAAATGTTTCCGAAGCATGCACGTAATATTATGGCTGATTCAGATGTAAGAACAGTATTTGATATTGCTGTTAAGTTATATGACCAAGGATTTACAAAAGTACAAATGGTTGTTGGAAGCGACCGTGTTAGAGAATTTGATACATTACTAAACAAATACAATGGTGTAAGTGGTAGACATGGATTCTACGAGTTCGAAGGAACAATAAACGTTTTATCTGCAGGAGAAAGAGACCCAGATAATCCAGACTCAACTGAAGGTATATCAGCTTCTAAATTAAGACAATATGCATTAGATGGTGATAGAAAGAAATTTGCATTTGGTATTGGTACAGACGTTGCTTCTCTTGCAAACGATTTATATAATGCAGTTCGTAAAGGTATGGGATTAAGAGCAGAGTCAAGCCAACCACATACACAATTAGAAAAAGTTTCAGACATTAGAGAAGATTACGTACAAGAAAAGATATTTAGAATTGGAACTAAGATTCGATTAAAAGAAACTGGACAATCAGGTAAAGTTATTATTCGTGGTTCTAATTATGTTATAGCAGAATTCAATGGTAAAAAGAAAAGATGCTGGTTGGATTCTATACAAGAACTAGCTGGTGAATGGGGAACAGATGAGTTAACAAAAAACTATGCTGACAATACTCCAGGTCAAAAGAATATGTCTTCTTACAAAAAACTAAAAATGAAAAGAGAACATGATGGTTTAGAAGAAGACGCAAAAGAAGATTTTATAAAATTAGCTGCTAAAGGTTTCCGCGCAATGGCAAAAGAATTTAGGTCAGATAGATTTACTGCTTCTCTTGCAAATAAAGCTGCTGACCTTGCAACGAAAGGGATGGATGCATTTAAAAAATGGTTTGATAGTTTAGCTTCTGATGATAAATTATTATTAGCAGCAGAGATTGGATATTATACTAAACAAAAAGATAGTACAATCGAAAAGATGTTAGGATATAAATTCTACGAAGCTAAAGATAAAGAAAAGAAAAGAAATACGCATGGGGATAAGTTAAGAAAAGACTTTGAAGCTAATCCTGGAGACGGTGATGATTCAACCGATGCTAAAAGAAGAGCACAATTTAACAAACAAGCTGAGATGGATGACGATGACCCAAGAGCATATAAAGATGCACCTGGTGATAAAAAAGCTAGAAAGAAAGGATTAAAACCATCTAAGTTTACAACGAGGTATAAACAAATGTATGGTGAAAGTATGACATTCGAGGACTTTGTCGCAGAAAATAAAGGACAAGTTCAAGCTGCATTGAAAAAGAAATCAAAGGCAACTGGGGTTTCTATGAGTATATTAAATAAAGTTTTTGACCGAGGATACGCTGCATGGAAAGTTGGACATAAACCTGGTACAACTCCAAATCAGTGGGGACTTGCTCGCGTGAATTCTTTCTTAACTGGTGGACCAGTTTGGCACAAATTTGATAGTGACCAAGCTAAGTTAGCAAGAAAAGGCGGATTTAGTCCGAAAGGATAATGTCTGATTTTAAGTTAACTCCAGCAAGAGAGAAAGAATTAGAAAAGATTGCAAAAGATTTACCAGATAAATCCTTTAAAGATAAATATGGTAAAGATTGGAAATCAGTTAAAATAGCTACTGCTATGAATATTTTAAAAAAGAAATTAGGTTTTAAAGAGGAAAATAAAATGAAATTTAAAGAACTAAGAGAACGACTCAACAAGATGTCTGGTTCCAAGTTAACTGGCCAAGAGATTTCTGTATACTACAGAAAGAATCCAAGTGCTAAGAAAGCTGCTAGAGATCCTAAAGTCAAAAAGGCGATTGAGTTTGCTTTAGACCACGGTGGTGCTATGACTTACGCAATCAAAAATATCGAAAAGATGAAACGTGGATTAGCAAGTCATCCAGAAGTTGCTAAAGCATTAGAGTTTGCAAACTTTGGTGAAGATGTAGTAAAAGAAGCTTTATCTAAACTTTCACTAAAAGAAGGAACTTGGCACATACCAGATACAATTGAAGAATTAAGAATGGTTATTGCACTACTTGCTAAACCAAGATATGCTAAGAACGCAAATGATGTTAAGAAACTAATTGGTGTATTACCAATTGGTGATGATTCTTTATACGATATATTAGATTCTTATATGTACGAACCAGGTGGAACACAAGAAGTAGATAAACCTTTAAAGAAAGCAACTGGTACATTTAAAAACGGAGTAATTAATATGTCACACATTATAGGTGATACATTAGTTCAAGAAAGATGGATAACTGGTAAAAGAAAAGGAAAAGCTTTTGATGTGACTGGTCACTTCTTTGGTTATATTTTTGGAGATGATAACCCAGAAAACTTTAAAGACTTACCTTACGATTTGAAAAAAGAAACAGATTTTCAACAAGCTGAATTCTCACAAGAATCAAAAGAAAATATCGAAAGAATGAAAAAAGAAAATATCTTAAAAAGAAAATCTGGTAATGAAAAACGTAAAAAACTGGTGAGGTTGCCAATATGAAAATGAGAGACATCGTTCGTAAGCATAAACGCGAACTACAAAAAGCACAAAGGACTGGACAGTTAGAGTTATCTCGTAAAGCTGAAGAAGACCTTATGCAATGGGCTATGGATAATGGCGAAGTGAATACCGACGATGAAGATGACTTTATTGATTGGTTAGATAATAACTTAGATGATATTCTAAGAGGAAAAATCAAAGAATCAGTAAACGAAGCAAGACTTAGCCGAAAAGAACAAATCATAGCAGATGCTGAAAGAAAACTAAATTTTAAAATTAAAGAACTTCAGTATTTAAAAATGAAAAAAGAAATGGAAGCAGAAGGTCTTTGGGCTAACATTCACGCGAAGCGCGCGAGAGGCGAGCGTATGCGTAAGAAAGGGGAAAAAGGTGCACCAACTGCAGATGCAATGGCAAAAGCAAAAGCTGGTTCTAAAAATGGTAGCACAAGCGAAGCTCTAATGCTTTCTCCAGCACAAAAACCTATGATGAAAAGGGTAAAAGCTAGATTTCCTAGATTAAAAGACGATACAAAAAAAGAAATTGTTATGTTAGTTAAACCGGGAAGTACAATTAATTCTAGACGTTTTGTTGAATTAGGTCAAGCTTATGATGATGGGGATATGAAAAAGTTAGACCAATTAATAACAAAATATACTGCAGACGACGTAAAAAGAAGAAGGTAGAAAATGAAACAATTTAAAACTATAAGAGACCTAATTGATGCATCAGTCACTCAACAAGAATTAGAGTTTAAAACTCTCAATGAAAGAGAAACAATTGCAAGTGTTAAATTAAAAGGTGACATTTCATATAAAGATCTTGGAAAAACTTCGCAGTTAGAAATTCAACTAATGATTGTAAATGGACAGCAAAGAGGTATTGTAATAAGAGAACCTAATAAAACTGCTCTTATATTAACTATAGACCAATTTAAAGATATGCAAAAAGTTATGAAGAGGATTAGAATCTAATGAAAACATTTACACGACTAAGAGAAGAACTTCAAGAACAAAAGATAGCGGGATACGACCTTAAAAGACTGGACACTATAAGCAAGTACGTATATAAACATTCAAAAAATTTGGATAGAAAACATGTTGGTGATAAAAATCTTGACCCAATGATGGGTATCTTTACTGTTAATTTTGATGGCTATGATGTTGGTATAGAAAAAGAGGATATGAATGCGGTATTTAAACTTGCTAAAAAATATAAATTAGATGTTCTAAAACCTTTGCCTCAAAATCGTAGAAGTGAAAATGAGTTTGTGTTTCAAGAAATTGATGTTGGAAATGGCATGGAAAAATTTAGAAAAGATGTAATGAGAATTGCAAGAAAAAGATAATGTTTACATACAATATTAAAATAACAAAAGTCGTAGATGGTGATACAGCCAAAGGCGATATTGATTTAGGATTTGGTATGGTTTATGCAAACCAAACCATTCGTTTCTGGGGAATAGATACTCCTGAATCTCGTACAAGAGACTTAGAAGAAAAATATTATGGTAAGTTAGCTTCACAATATGTAAAAGACAGACTAATTGTTGGAGAGACATACCAGATGAGAACAGAAATAGATAAAGGTAAATTTGGTCGTATACTTGGTGAATTCTTTATTGATGGGGTTTCACTAAACGAACAAATGGTAAAAGAGAACATGGCAGTTAAATACTTTGGACAATCAAAAGAAGATATTGAAGCTGAACATTTACAAAACAGAAAAATTTTAAACGAAAGAGGATTTAAATATGAGAAGGTATAAACCAACCAATAGTAAAATATCAGTGGATGAGAGAGGAAGAGTTTCTTTTACTGAAGAACTTTCAGTCGGACAATATAGAAACTATCCATCAAAATATTCTGCATTACATGGACAACTAGGATTAAAAAAATTATCCCAAGCAAAAGCAGTTGACCATTTAATTGTAGCTCATGGAAAAAAACCAGACGATTTAGTTAAGATGCAGAAAAGCATGGGTGCTTCTATGTTTCAGGATGTAGT